TGGAATTTCTGGGGGTTTTGTTTCTGGCGGTTTTGGTGTATTAGCTTTTGGCTTTTCCTGTTCTTCTACAATCTGCAACTGATTAGGATTATATTGCATTGGAATATAAGACGGCATTTTTCCATTGGGACAACTATAAAAAGCGCCGTTTGGGTCGTCTTCTATTATCTGTGTATTTTTTACAGAACTATCTCTATGTGTTTTGACACATCCAAGAATATCAATTGTTGGCGGGGCTACGTTTAAAACATTCGATGGCGGTATATAAGAATTTATATTTATTGTCGAAATATCTGGAATTTTTATTTGTTTTATTTCCAACTATTTCATAGGTAAAGGAATAGAACCACCTGTTTTTTTTGGTATTTGTTTATCAAGCATTTTTGGCATCATCTGTTGCACATTTGCTAATACTTCATTCATCATACGATTTTTAAATTGTGGCGAAGTTACATATTTGTAACCAAAGTATCCGCCGCCCAACATTGACGCGCTGATTATAAAACTTAAAATAGATAATATTTGAGAAATTTTTGCCATGAGATCAGCCCTAGCCCGTGCATTAGTACCTGTAACAATTATAACCTTCTGCGGAATATGTGCATTAGCTCCCCTTTATGTGGGGCTGTCAATAATTTCTACCAAGGTACACCAGAAGTCCTAGTTGGTGTTTTTGATTCTGTTATCTGTGCAGCAATTCTAGTTTCGATAGCTGTGACCTCATCAGTACCTAATGCAGCTTTAGCCCATGCAATAGCGTTATCTTTTGTTATATCTGCATATGCAGTAAAAGAACTGGAATCAGCGGCGGCAAGTCCTACAGAACCATACGCATAACCAGCATGATCTCCGTCTAGATCACTAGCTGTCCAATGTACGGCAGTAACAACATTAGATAAACTTCCAACAGTTTTTGTTGCGTCTAATGAATCAATATCCCAAATAACAGCCATAATATTTAAAATTTATTTTTATTTTACTTTGATTCTACAATTTGAACAACATCACTAAGTTTTTCTAACTGTTTTAATGCACCTTGGTCTTCAACTATTGGCTGCATAAGTTTATTTTTTTCTGCAACTTTTTCTTTGATTTCTCTTTCAAGCATTTGTGCTTTTGCAATATTTAGATCAAGACGAGTTTTTGTTTCGTCATAAAGTTCTTGTGGTGTTGCCATGAAAATTAATTAGAGTTATCCAATTATACTAAGCAGCTTCAAGTGTTTCAACTCTTGTAATTAATTCTTGTACGGCAGCAGTAAGCAAAGGTACAATTCTTGCTACATCTACATTCTGCATTATTGGGTCTCCTTTTTTTTCACCCATGTCACCATCTTCTGTTCGTACTTCATCTTTAACTCCTGTAACGGCTTCTGGTACAACTTCCTGTAGTTCATGAGCAATGAATCCATCTTGTGTTATTGATGGAGTTGTTAAAAAATTAAATCTTGAGGGTTTTAGATTTTTTAATCTTGTTATTGCATTTGTAAGTGTCGTTATGTTTTCCTTAAGCCTGTAATCAGATCCAGTTCCGTAAGTTACACTAGAGCCATTTGTTGTTATTTCAGCTATTTGACCGCCACCATTGTAGTTAAAAGAAACAAGTGAACCTGTATTACCATTTCTGGAAAAGAAAGCTGGTGTTCCATTACCTCTTGCAGTCATTATGTAGGCAGACGGATTTATGTAGCATCCGTTGTCAGTACTAGTACCAAATCCGGGATTTGTTACAGTTGTCCCAATAAAGAACTCACCGTCTTTACTAAAACGAGCTACTTCCGCTGCATCTACAGATCCACTTGAGTTTGAATGTGTAAAAAATGCCAAACCAACTTGATCTGAGTCTGACCCTCCCTGTAAAGCTGCGATTGCCGCTGCCCCAGTATTGTTACAACCAAAAGATATAGCACCACCATATTCATTTTCATTTCCTCCATTTCCTCTTATATGTATTCCATTTCTAGCTTGACCTGAATTAGTAACAACATAATGGGCTGCTTTTGCTATTTCAAGTCGATTATTTGCACTTGTTGTCCCAATAGCGCAATTCCCACTTGAGTCCACACGAAAAACTTCTGAGCCATCAACGTGTAACTGTAAACTGGTGCTAGAACCACTATTATCTGGGTCAGCCGATATTCTTAATGAGTTTGCGCCACTATCAGAGTTATTAATCATTCCTGATCTATGGCCGCTAGTATCTAAAATATCAAGTCGTTTGTTATTACCAACAGCAAGGCCATTAGTAGTAAAGCTTCCTATAGTCGTACCGCTACAAACTATATCACATTGATCATTGGCAGAGAAACTTAACCTAGTATCTGTGTCTCCGTTGTGCGTTAAATTAGCATTTATTCCTATATTTCCAGCGACCTCTAGTTCATGATTTGGACTTGTTGTTGCGATCCCAACTCGACCAGCCGAATCAATAACCACATCAACAGTATCGGCTCCAGTTCCACACCTAATATCTAAAGTTGCTCCGGCAGTTGTTCCTACTTGATAATCAGGTCTTGTTCCGTTTCCTGTTCCTAAACCAAGAAAAAAATTATCAGCAAGATGTAATCCGTTTCCTGTCGAAAATGTTGGGCTGGCATGAGCCATTGCAATATTATCAGTACCAGCATCTAATTTAAATAAGTTTGCAGTAGTATTACCTTCAATTCTAAAATCTACATCTGCTCCACTATTATTAATGACTATGTCATCGGTTCCAATATCAATTCTTTCAGTCCCATTAGTTGAAAAATTTATATGATTTGCAGCCGAACTAAAAATACCTGTGTTTAGGTCGTCACGGAAGGCTAGACCCGGCGTACTTGCAGACCCATCCTCAAGGGTTAAAGTTCCATCAAGTTGAAATAATTCTATCCAGCCATCATTGGCAGAATTTCGCAGTTTCATTACGGCGGCTGAGGTATCAGCCCACCATTGATAAGCATATTTTGTTGCTGGCTCCGATGAATTTGAGTTATTACTGACGATTGCAGCAAGTGTATTATTTAAGTCTGTTCTAAAGCTGGCTCCCGATTGATTCGAGATTATATAGTCTGCTGTTGCCATTGCTTAGTCCTTTTTATATAAGTATATGATAGTTGATAACTTAAATATAAACATATTTACCCACCTTTACCAAACCCAACGGCTGTATATTTAAAATTCAAATCTTTTAAGCCGCTACTACTTCTTGTTTCAATAACAAATTGTGTTCCTGTTATAGATGTTATATTGAAAAAATCGCCACTTGATGCGCCTTCAAGGGTTATTCCGACAGTTGGAAGAAATGCTGTTGTTGAACCGCCTAGTGAGCCAGTACCCGTGAAAAACGGGTCTGCAAAAGTGACTGTTTTCGCAGAGCCAGTTGTCGCGCATTGGCTTGCAATTGCTGAATTAACTGTTTCTGTCCTTCTTTTTAAACTTGCTTCATATCCAAGTTCTGTGACATTAATATTTTGTGCGGGGTCACTTGATGTCAACTCTACTTTAAATTTAAATCCTCTTGCTCTATATTCTCCATTTGCAAAGGTATTAAATTGTGAGAAATTAGCGCCATATGTGCAAGAAGTTCCGCTTGAAATTGTTGCGCTTGCGCTTGCTGTAACTGTAAAAGTGTTTGCGTTTGGAACTGTTTGAATTACATAATTACCATCAGCCGCACTTCCCGCAGTAAAATCAATAACAACTTGATCGCCGACAGCATATCCATGTGACGATTTTGTAATTGTAATTGTTGTCCCGCTTTGTTCGTATGTGGCAGCTGTTGATGTTGTCGTATCCAATTCCGTTGTCGCGACTAACAACTTGGCGTTGACATCTTCTGCTAAAGTTCCGTCAAATTCAGTCCAAGTATCGATATTAGCTGTTCTTGAATCAATAAGGTCATTCGGTAAAAGTCCAGAAGTTACAAAACGGCGTTTCAAAGTAAGATTAAAAATCGCACCCATTTCAACCACATTTTGAAATTCATAAGAACCGCTTGAGTTAATTGGGCCGGCGAAGTCTATATTTGATAATTCATCAATATTTTGAGTGATTGAATCTATGAACAATGTTCCATCTAATAACAAACCATCAAAATCTGAATCATAAAAAGTATTTACTTTGTTTCCTTGAAATGGAGGATTGTCTGTATCTTCTCTTTCTGTAAGTATTATTTGATTTGGTTGCGGGTCTGGTTGAGTAACAATTATTCTTGCGGCGTTATCTGATCTGCGTCCGCCGTCATCGAGAAATTTGATACTGTAAGTCCCGGTTAATGCAGGGACTAATGTTTCGCTGATATTGCCTGAAAGTTTTGGAATTATTTCTGTTGAATTACTAAATGTTGCAATAGCGGGGTCAATGCTCGGCGTATGCCTCACGGAAATAGACCCCCCGTGGGTCACGTCAATGTCCGTTGCAGGATTAAAACGTAGTCGTACAAAGAGATCTGAAACAGGTTCAACTGTCAAACCTGTAGGATCTTCTGGCAATGCTGTTTTACCAACAGCGTTGAAAGTTAGATTGTTAGAAGTTGCAGAAAGTTGCGCGTTTATATTGTAACTAAAAACCTGAAATTCATAAGTTCCAAGTTGACTATTTAATATTTCAAAATCAGGACTTGAAACTTTTGTTGAAATAAAATTGCCGTTGTTATAGCGATAATTTACTTGATATTCAATAACCCCAATTATGGGCTGCCAACTAAGAACGATTTTTGAAACGGCCTGATTATTTATTGGAACAATAGTTTCAACCGCTGAAAGATTTGAGGGCGGCGGTTGTAATTGATTTAATATTGAAACATTTCTAACTGGTAAACTTGCACCATCTTCAATAAAAGCATATTTTGTGTCTACATAAGACAAAGCTGTAATCGTATAATTTATTGAATCTGTTTCCTCAACTGTAATTACTCTAAATTTTTGCGCTTCAACTGTTGAATTTTGAATTAAATAAATCGTGTTTGCATTTGGGGTTTGACTGAAAGCTGAAGAAACAGTTACAACGCCGTTTGTAATATCTGAAATATCTTTTGTTTCGACAGAACCATCAGGCAAAATCAAAGATAAAGTCGGGCTGTTTGTTGTCGGCAAATCTGTATTTTCAGTATCGTCAACTGTAACAACAGTTGTTGAAGTAACACTTTTCAATCTTCCTGATCTTCTAACGCCCGCGCGAACAGGGTCATTGATCTCGATGACAGCGCCCGGCCTAACCATCAATCCACCTTCCATTGATGTTGTAAATGTGACAAGTTCGCTTTCGTTAGCTTCTGAAAATGCAATAGCTTTTGCTAATCTTTGCGCTTGACCCCGTGATGTACACGCAAAACCTTTTACCTGTTTAACAACTTTTCCAATCTTTGCTGATAATGTAGTATTTTCAAAAACTTCGTAATCTATATCTTGTGAATCCATGTTGTAATAACTTACAGATATTACAGAATGTCTTTGCTTTAAACTTGAGCCTGAATAATTAAAGCCATCACTTGAAATATTGGCAAGTGAAAAAAGGAACGAGGAATCCTTGGGGGAATCTTGAGCGAGTAAAATACTGCCGGTTGACCAGATCGGCATACAACGCATTACGCCTGCAAGTTCATTTATCAAATCAAATGCAGAACTAGAAGATTGAATATTTACGTTGCAAGAAAATCTGGCTTCCTGTCCATTAAAACCATCATCAACAAGAGTATTTGCAAATTTTGATGCGGTTACAAAAGAAAATAAATCAAGGTTTGAATCTGAAATATGTGTTCCGAATCCATATCTTTCAGTAGTCAAAAGGTCAAGCAAGATCATCGCAGGGCATGAACACCAAACCGCAGCGCCCATTACACCGTTAAAAATATATCCGTCAGGATAGACAATCCGACCAGTTGCAGAATCGACAGTTGGCGTTCCTGAACTGGAAGCGCCAGCGCCCGGAATCCTTACTTTGATACCGCGAATACGGAATTTCCGGCGTGGAATAGAACTGAATTGTTGAGAATCAAGCCTTATTGCGTTATATGCTGAGTTTGCATAAGTACTTGCATCGTCAATAATTTCTGCAAAACTTGTAAATTGAAAAGAGTCTATTAAAGAAGAATCTGTTGAATCCGCTGTAACTCTTATAACTCTAATATCAACAGGAAATGACCCTGTAAGGCTTACTGAATAGTCTTTTTGATATGCGTCAGCTGTTCGACCTGTAATTGTATCTTCAATTACGTCTGTAAAACCACCTGAATTATATTGGACAGCTATTTTTAAATCGACAGTTGAACCAAGAAGATCGCCGTCTGTTTCTGCTTTTTGAATTTGTGGGAATGTTATTGAAACTTTTACCCGATCAACATTTGTATTAGTTATTTGTCTTGTTACTGAACCTGTGTTTCCACCTAATTCTGTGCCGTCACTATTCGTAACAGTAACTCCGACAGGCGTGATTGAAGAAGAACTTTCAATTCCATCAATTTTTGTCTGATTTGCAGTCCCAAAACGCGGTGTAAAAGTGACATTCTGAAAATTAAAATCACTATCTTGTGGATCACTTGAAGAAGCTGTTGCTTTCAAAACAGGAGTATCGTTAAGAAAGACGTCTTTTAGATATGCGTTGACATAGGAAGCTGAAGTGCGGTCTGTAATTCCTTCTTTTGAAGCGGTTGCAGAACCTTCAATTTCTCCTTCTGATATAAGATCAAGAAAAGTTGCAAATTGCTTACTGTGAAGCGTGTCAGGGGTTCTTGTCGGTTGTCTTGGGGGCGAGGGATTGCCACCACCGCCACCAGAACCACGAATAATTTTTCTTTTATCAGTCATGCCTGAACTTGCTCCGTATCAATACCGCCAGAAATAACAACTGAACCTGTGAAAATTTCGCCATAAACAATCGGAACGGGCGTTCCAGCGCGACTAGTCTGTTGAGTCCCTGAAAAGCTAAATGACAAACGCGGGTCTTGTTCACTTGAAAATTCAGGCATTTTTGGCGTAGGAAACAGCATCCCACTCACACCACTTAGAACCATACTTGCACCGATAAGACCAAGAGCCGCCGAACCATAAGCACCCGCCGCATATAAACCTGTTGCACCTATTAAACCACCTCCACCTGCTAGACCCGCACCTGAACCGCCTGCGAAAAGACCCGCGCCCATCGGCGTAAATGACAAACCTATTAAGGCCACTCCAAGAAGCACTTTTCCGAAATTACCCCCCGAGCCTGAAATAACAGGTATAAAAGAAATATCTGATTTACCAATAGGATTGTGAAGCTCGTCCGCACCAATTTCTTCATTATTAGTTATGACCTTATAATATCTATTTGCCATATGACTTTCCAGTTGCGGAAAATTATTTATAAGAAAACTTACAGCCTGTGCAACATTAGAAACATTTATATCTTCAAATTCTTTATGACCGACTTTTTTTGCCAGTTCTCCATATAACTTAATTTTGCGAAGCATAACGTAACCTCATACCTGTGCATTTTAACAACCAAGGGTTGTAAGGTTCTTTACAAGATAGTCTATCTCTTAAATGATGTATTACATCGCCATCTACAAAAATCGCCACATGATTCAACCCAACAGACCCAATTGACATAAATAATAAATCGCCATTTTTTAATTTTTCGTCATTTTTTAATTCAACAAATCCTGTTTCTCTTGCGCATCTTTCAAACATCGGGTTATTTTGAAATTCTTCAGGTGTTGTCGGCCTTTCCCAATCTCTAAGATCAATATTTAATTTTTCTTGATAATATCTGCGAACAAGTGACCAACAATCTGAAACACCCCAAACCCAAGGCAAACCAATCATATCTGGTTTATATCCTGACGGCGCATATTTGCCCCATGTTTCCGTTTTTGGGTTGACAATATACCAAGGCAAGTTTGATTGCTCACAGCTTATTTTATCGGCTTCTGAAGCAACAGGCGGCGTTGACGGATGTGAATGAACAATACCAATAATTTCTCCAAGAGAATCTCCCGCAACAAAATCTTCAGGGTTCATTATGAAACATTGATGAGAAGTAATCGCTAAATTTTGACAAGGAAAATATTTTTCTTTACCGCGAATATTTAACAAAAGGCCACACGATTCTTTGGGGTCTTGTTCCTTGGCATGAAGCAATGCGTCAGCCTTCCAAGTCATCCTGTAATTAATCCAATACTAGGAAATTCTGCGCGTGTGCATTGACGTTTTGGCGCTCGAACTCCCGCCATATCAAAAACAGCCGCAAGCTCAAAAGATACAACTGTTCTATTTTCTGCTGATTTTCTATCAATAATATAAATTTCTTGCGGAAATTCTGCTGTATTGTCTGGGGTTCCGTATGGATTTACATTGCTTGGAAAATTAGCGGCATCAAGAAATCTTGCTTGTGTCCTTATTCTTTTCACAGTACTACCTGTTAGATCATTACCTGTTGTCGTTTGATTTACCAAAAGAAGAATTGCTGAAATAGTTCCAACAGCATTTGAAAAAGTAAGCGTTGGCCTTGGCAATTGTCCTTTTCCATATTGAAAACCTTCAGCCTGAACAGGGAATCTTGTATATGCGTTACCCTGCCAAATTATTTCGCCGTTATCTTTCAAACTTGTTCCCGCATGAAAACGATATGTTGTTGTTGCACCATGTAATGAATTATCAAGTGTCAAAGTAAAAAGTTCAATTAACGCTGACGGATTGACTTTCTGTAAATCGCTTACAATTTTATCTGTACTCATGCTTCAAATACTTGTCTAAAAGTAGCGCTGATTGACGCCCTGTTGTTATAGGGGATTGATTTAGACCATGTTTCACATACAAATTTCTTTGCACCTGAAAGAGTTATTGAAACATTGCCGCTATTGGTTGCGCTTGAAGCCGCTGTGACTGTAAATGTATTTTCATTAGCCGCTGTTGCAACAGCAAAAGAACCATCAGTTGCAGAACCTGATGTGTAGTCAATCGTTAAAACATCGCCGATTGCAACGCCATGATTTGTAATTGTAATCGTGACTGTGGTTCCTGATTGTGAATATGTACCTGTTTTTGTGAATCCTTCACCGGGCGGTGTAAATGTAAAACTTTCCTGATCGTTGGCGCGACTATCAAGAAACGCTTCAACAACATCTGATTCAGTTTCGCTTAATTCAAAACTTACATTATAAACTTTCGGGTTTTGATTGCTTGCTAGTCCAAAAAATATTCTCTGTTCAAATCCATCTGCAAACCTTACTGTGCGAACAGCGGGCGCAGATTTTTTTGAAAAACCTTGATATGTGGGTGTGACGCTTGGAAAGGTTGCCATTTTAAGTTGCTAGTAAACCTCCCGGCCTTTTTTGTTTTATTAATTCTGATTGTATCGCTGAAGCAAGAGCAACGCCAAGTTCTTTTCCGCGATCTTCATTTGCATTTGATTGCATACCTTCAGCCGAGACATTGACATTTATATTATTGACAATGCCACCGCCTGCGCCGCCGATCTGATTATTGGGAATAACTGTGCCGCTTGACTTAGGTGTAAAAATCTCCGGCCCTCGCTCCCCGACTAAATAACTACGCCCTGCGGATGCGCGGCCACCATTTGCAAGCCCCGGTAAATTTGCAAACAATCCGATTCCTGTACTTCTTAATAATGTATTTATACCAAGTCTTAATAAAGACGATGCAAGATCATTAATTATTGATTTAGCAGCTTCGCCAAGACTTCTGGTTCCTTCAATAGCACCAACTAAGGCATCAGTAATACCTGTTGCAATATTATCTCCAATTTGTGTGAACAACTCTTTTTGTCGATCAAGAACCCTGTTTTGCTCTTCTAATTTTCTTGTTCCTTCCTGTAATTTAAAAATCTTTGCAGCTTCAAAAATTCCGATTTCTGCAATCAAATCCATTTCCATATGTTTTTGTTCTATTTCTTTTTCGTTACCTTCAAGTCTTGCTGTTAATAATTCATTTTTTCTCTCAATTAATTGTACTTGCTTATCAAATTCACTTGTTTCTGTTTTTGTTTGTTTTAGTAATTTTGGAACTGTTATGTCTTGAGTCTGTGGCGCGTCAATTTCAACTTGTAATTGTCCAGTTTGAAAACCAAATTTCTTTGTCAGATCAAGTTCTCTTTCTGCAACTAACTGTTGAAAAACAGCATTTCTTTCAAATGGGTCTTTTATATTTCTAAGATTTACTATTTCAGCAGCTTCAATTTTTGCCTGATCTAAAATTCTTTTTCTTGCAGCTTTATCAAGACCCAAGCCCGTTTGTATTTTTCCAAGATTTATTGCTTTATTTATTGTATTTATAACTGTAATTGCATTATTTAAAACACCTTTTAAAACAGGGTCAAGAACTTCTCCAAAAGTTCGAGCCAAAGTTTCAACACCATCAACAAGGGTGCTAAATTTACCGGCCAAAGTAGTACTTTGAGCAATAGCGCCGTTTGCATATTTACCACCCGCTTCTGTTATTCGTTGTAAAGCTAAATTAACAGCATCAGCGCTTATTCTGCCGCCTTCTAACGCCTTTCTAAATTGATCCGCTGTAAAGCCATACATTTTTTGTAATTCGTCTTGTAGGCTTACACCTCTTTCTTGTAGCTGTAGCAATTCTTCCCCTTGCAATCTACCCTTGGCCTGTATTTGTCCGAAAGCTGTTGCTATACCGCCAAGATCGGCTCCTGTCGCGCCCGCAACATCAGCTAATCTTTTTGTAACATCAACAAGTTCTTCTGTTTCAAATCCAAATGCTTTTAATCGTTTTGTTGTTTCTATTAGATCAGAACTTTTAAAAGGCGTTACAGCACCAAAAGCCTGAATTTCTGCAATAATTTCATTTGTATCTTCAAGCGAACCTGTAAGAACTTCAAGGCTTTTTCTTTGACTTTCTATTTGTTGCGTATTAAAAATAACAAAAGAAGCTGTTTTGAATAAAGAAAAACCAATAAGTAGTTTTCTTACTGCCGCCCCTAATCTATTGACGCCCGCGCTTGCTGTTCTTGCCGCCGCGCCTGTTTCTCTAAATCTTTTATTATTTCTTCGTACACTTTGTTCAAGTCTATCGGTTGTTGAACTTAATCTTTTTGAAACTGTATTTACTTGCCGAAGTTTATTAACAGCGCTCGTAGCGTCTACAGCAATTTTTACATTAGCTTGAGCCAAGACAACAAAAAACCTTTATTTTAGTGTACACCTATTTTCGTCTTGCGCGATTCATTGCTTGCTTTTCTTTTTCATTTTTTACTTCATAGTATGCAGCCCAATACATAAGCTCGGTATCCGTCATTGATGCCCTTAATTCGTTAATAGTTTTTCCAAGTTCGGACGATAAAAAAAATTCAAAATATAACCAATTATCGCCCTTTAATCGTTTTTTGCTTCGTCTAGTGTTTCATCATTAGTAAGATCAAACATAAACAATTCAATTTCATTTAATATTTTTTCAGGAATTTCACGTTGTAAATTTATCGCATCAGCGGGTGCAAAATGTTTTGAACCATCTTCTTTTTCTGCTATTTGACAAAGCATCTGAGTTGATATTTCAAGGCCATCTGTTGTATTAGCTCTTGCCTGCGCTTTTTTTCTGTCAGCCCTTGTTATTGGGGGAAAATATAAAGTTGTAACAACATCGCCGTTTGCGTTTTTTATTTCGTATTTTCTTCTTACTGAAAGGTCAAAACTTTCAACAAGTAAATCAATCGTTCTTTTGTTTGGCATTGGTTAATTAGTTGACTAATAAACTCAATGTATCAGATAGCGCTAGTTATTGCACCATTAGTTATAAAGCTGACATTTATAACCTGAACTTCGCCAAGTGTCGCGCCATATTCTGCCGAAGTAATAATTCCCGCAAAACTGATTTTTTTGGCTGAAGTATTTGAATCAGGGAAAAGTTCAAACAAAGCATCGCCCGCATCGCCTGTTACTAAAACATCATCAATGAAGGCTTGATAATCTGAGTTTCCAGAAGGGTCGTAAATAAGTTCGGCTGAACCTTCGCCAGAAATCAATCCACCGATAAATGTTTTTGAGGTGTCGCCATTTACTGTTGTTTCCATTGTGTCCTTAGTAATAGATAAAGACCAACTTCTAACGCCTGAAATGTCGGCTTCTGTACCGCCTGCATTTTCAAACATTATTTTGCCAACATCGCCCTTGATAGCCGCCATAACAAAAAAAAGAATTATTTATAAATATATTAACTCTTATCTGACTTTTTTACATCTTTTTTTAATTTTTCTTGCTTTTCCATATATCGCCTGCAACGTCCATCCCAATATGCAGGATCACGGCGTCCTTTGACAGCTTCAATTGCGTCAAGCATTTCTTCTGTAATTACTAATTTTGGCATAATTAAAGTTCCTCGAAAATTTCAAAGGTCATTCTTAATTGCGTTTGAAATTGACCTTCTGGATTTGGATTGTCAACGACCTCCGGCCCGATTGGACTGTCGAAGATCACACTTGAAACTGTAATTCGATTGTATAAATCTCGCAACCTTTTACCAATTGTGTAGTTATCGCCTGAACCTATTCCCTGCGGTGTAAAGATATTAAAAACAACAATTCCATTTACACGATTCTGTCCGCTTGCATTTCCTAGGGTTAAATAATTACTTTCGCCGAATGTTGTAAGACATTGGACAAAGGTTGTTACCGCACTACTATCAAACGACATATTATGAAAAACAACAGGAATTGCGGGGCTACTAGCGAGTTCTGTCGCAACTCTAGCTTCGATTGTTGCTCTTACTGTATTTAAATCAATAGCGGCCATTATTTACCCCTTATTTGTCTATATAAATCATCGACTTCAGCCGCGATTTCTTTTGCCAATAGATCAAGATGTTTTGCTTTCAAACCTTGCTTGCTCCTGTATGTACCACCCCAAGACGGCGGCAAACTTGTTCCAAACATAACAGGTTCAGCGTATGGAACATTATTATGTAAATTATATTTTTTTCTAAAATTTTCTTTTCCTAATTGATAATTTAAAGTCTTCGGCGGTCTTACTACAGTTCCCAATCCTTTAGCTCCATATTGGCCTTCTGCGGCGGGTGCGCCGCTTTCTGCGTTTTCTCCTATCTGCCAAGAAACAGCAAGCCTTCCTGTATCTACTGGCGAACCTTCTTTAACTATGCGATCAGCGGTCAAAATAACAACAGATAATAATGCGTTTACTTGCTCTTCTGAATAATCTCCTATTTCTTCTAATTTTATAGTTCTCATGTTCTTAAATAAAGGGTGTAAGAAATATCGGTTCCGCCTGATGTTTTAGTAAGGACGCGAATAATATTATGTATAATACTTGAAATAAGAACCTTATCTTTTGTCGTAGGTTTTGCCGTAACATCCCCCGCAGATATTGTAATTTTTTTATCTTCCGCCTGAATAAGTTCATTTACTTCGCGCATATTTACATCCTCAAAAACAGCTTTGACAGTTGCATCGCTGTTTGATTCTGAAATGACGCCTGTTGTTGTATTGTAAGAACCCGCAGTAATAGTTCTAATAGTTACATCTTGTCCAAAGCCTTGAATTGCAGCAACATTTTTTATTGC